TTTAAATAGATTATTTGTCATGATGGAAATGCCGCATTAAATGAGATCATATATCTATCTTTTTCTGATTGAAAAGGATATACGTGATGAGGTAGCCAAGCAGGCCATATATACCAATCACCATTTTTTGGACTGTGAGTCCAAGTATTGTTCCTTAGTTCTTTTCCAGGAATTGTAAGATTCCATACTATGCTTCCTTGAGGTTCGTGTTTTATATTTTCTTCTGGTACATCAAGATATAACGATCCTGAAACCACAGTAGGATGAGTTGCATGATCGTGTGTTATATGAAAATCACCCTTACACATTTTAACTAACCAACAAGCAGTAATATTCATATGGTCATTTTTTAATTGAGATATATCCATATACGGTTTAATACCATCTATATAAGTTGCAAAATATATTTTTAAGATATCATTAATAACATTAGATACTATATTGTCAAAATTTTTATACTGTAATTCGTAATCTAAATTTTGCATAGTTCCATTAACAACAGAATGTTCTTGATATGTTTCTTTTTTTGATACAACAATTTCATCTTGATGATTAGGTTTTAATGATAACTGATATTTTACAAAATCAAGTATTTTTTTATTAACATCTTGTTTAATATTACCATTTAGCATTAATGGGCCAAATGGTGATATCGCTTCTTTGACTTTAACAATTTTTGTACTTTTATGTGATAATTCTTTTCTAAGCATTTTTTTCTTGATATTCTTTTTCGTTTTTTTCGGCAATAGCAATTTGATATGCAGCTTGTCTAGTAAAACTAGGATTGTGTCCTGCCTTTTCTAACAAGTCGTCGCGAATATTTTGACTACGTTTTTCTACATTTAATACTCGTGTAAAAGAGTTTGTAATTGCAGCCGTGTAGTATGCAAATGGATTTTGTGATTTGCTCTCATCAAACTGTAAAGCAATTTGTGATAACTGCAATAATGCTTGCGATCGCATTTCATCTACGTATGTATAACCTCTCCAATTGGATCTTGTGGCATACCTTTCTGTTAATTTCATAAACATTTTAGCAAGCTCGTCTGTTATACTACCATGTTCTACATTAAATTTACCTGTAGATATAGTACCTTTCCAATGAGAACGTGCTACTTCTTTATATCTATTTTTATTTTGATTCCATATATAATGTTTAAAAGGAGGAAAATTTACTTTAGCATGATGGTCTGCTATTGTTTTGGGTTTGTTTTTTCTACCTGGTTCTAATGGTATATGTGCAAAGTCATATACTCTATAAACAATATCATTGGGATCAACTTCTTCTAATTCTAATCGCTTTTTACGATTAGCAAGTGCCTCTTCTTTATGTTCGTCAGTTAAGTCTTCGATATCAATACAATTAACATGTTCTGCTACAATTAAATCATAATCTCTAAATTTGTCATGTGTATATGCACAATATGTCTGCTTTGATAAATGTATTTGTTTTAATAAATCTTTGTTATTTAAATAGTTTCGTTGGGCCATACATCTCCGTTAGTTGTATATTATTATATGATCTAAATTGAAAAAAGTCAAGAATTTGTGTCGATAAATATTAGTATGAGAATTCTTGAACTTTTTGAATCGATCGCTAAAACACCTGTTGTATTTTATGGTGGTAGATTTCAACCTATGCATAAGGGTCATTTTGGCGTTTATAAACACCTTGTTTCCAAGTTTGGAGTGGATAACGTATTTATCGCTACCATGTTTGGTAGAAAACAACAACAAGCACATGCGGCTGGCGACTACTCTACTGATCCGTTTACATTTCAGGAGAAGGCAGATATAATTGCAACAATGTACGGAGTACCTAAAGATCATGTTGTAGAAACTATGCCATATAGGCCTGACATTAGTAAAATAGGCAGAGACCCTGCTACAAATTATTTGGTATTAGCATTAGGAGCCAAAGACGCCGCTAGATTAGGCTCAGGCAATGTTATACAAGATTACCAAGAAAATATGTTACCTGAACCTAATATGGATCCTGAAACAGGACAAGAGAGAGCATACAAATATACAGTTCCTAGCATGGAGGGCGGAATGAATGCCTCACAGTTTAGATCTGATATAAAAGGTACAGACAAAGAACAAACACTTAGAGATTTATTTGATGATTATTTTGGTAATTCGCAATCGAACCCGAACGCAAGAAATAGAATATTCGGAATGGTAGTTAGAGGGATTAAAAGAATATGAAAGATATAAGAGCTAAATTAAGATTACCTATTGGAAGTACTCTATTAAACGATGATAGCGGAACTACTCATTCTGTTTTGTTGCCATTGGAAAAGTTTGGCGGAATGGTTTTTCCATATTCACCGAACATACAAGTCCAACACCAATCAAATTACGGAGAATATGATCTAAGTCACACTAACTATACTTCAAACTATTTTATGAATAGTAGACCTCCTGAGATTGCAATAGATGGTATGTTAACAGCTCAAACAGATACTGAAGCAAGATACATGTTAGCAGTTATTCATTTTTTTAGAATTGTTACAAAAATGAGAACAGGGTTTAATGATCCTAACAGAGGAGTTCCGCCTCCTGTACTAAGATTTAGTGCTTATGGAGATTTAGTTTTTAGTAACATACCGGTAGTAGTAAGATCGTTTTCACACAATTTTCAAAACGATGTAGATTATGTAGATGTGTTTACTAGTTCGTCGTCTACAGAAACATCGCAAGATTTTGTTAATAAGATGCCGTCGGCTATGAATATTTTTGTTTCGTTGGCAGTTCAACCTACACCTAGTAAAATAAGATCTGAATTTACATTATCAAAATTTTCTTCAGGAGAATTAGTTAAAAAAGGATATATCTAATGGCAAATTATAAACAGACTAGTGTATATGCAAATACACCTATAAATGATGTTGCTTTAGGAGTTTTTGATCCGCCAGAAATTAATATCACAGGAAACGAAAGAACAATAGTATTAGATAGAAAATATCAATATCGTCCTGATTTGTTAAGTGCAAATTTATATGGTACACCTAGACTCTGGTGGGTTTTTAAAATGTTAAATTCTGATAAATTAAATGATCCTATTTGGGATTTTAAAACAGGTATTGAATTATTGGTACCAATTAAAGCAGAATTAGGGAGTTATATAACATAATGTCTGATCCAATGGTAGATGCATTTGACGAACCTAGTGGTCAACAGGAACCATTTAAGGCTTCGTCAAACAATGAAGGATATAAAGGAAAATTTTTAACAAATCCTTTAAGCGAGCATCCTACATCAACATATTACGCAAGATTATCTTTAGTTCATCCTTCGGCGGCTAAATCATTAAATCCAGCAAATAATGAAAAACTAATAGTTGCAGAAACAGCAACTACTTCTAGATTTTATATTGAAGATTTGCAAATAGCTCAAACAGTTAGTTGGAACGGGGAAACCAGAAGTACTCCTGGTGCTATTATAAATTTTACAATAAAAGAAACCTTCGGTGTTAGTTTAATGGATTACTTAATTAGAGGGTGTCAAGACCTTGATATTAAAAACCATTTAACTGCACCATATCTTTTAGAAGTTGAATTTAGGCACGAGATTGCTAATCAACCTGATGATTATACTCCGTATTATTTTGTATATCCTCTTGTATTCGACAACGGTATGCAAATTAGTATTAATGAATCAGGTGCTACATATATGATCAGAGCAAATATGTTATCAACAGTTGCACTAAAACATTTAAGTGCAGATATTACTAGCGGATTTGAACTTCAGGCAAAAAATTTAGGAGAAGCGTTAGACGCATTACAAGATGCTCTAAATAATGCAAAGTTAGATGAAAAAAATGCAGATAGTGCTGAGATTAAAGATCAGTATAATATTATATTAAAAAATAAAAAATGGAGATCTTTTAAATTTGACAATTTGTCAGATCCAGAAGTAAATCCTAGACATGGGCAAACCATGGCTCCTGGAAATAAATTGTATTTGTCATTTGCTAAAGGTTCGAATGTTCCAGATATGATAAATGCTATTTTAGCAAAATGTGTTGAAATAGAAAAATTGCCTACATTAGACGGAACACCCGCAATAGAAAGCCATGAAGAAGGAAAAGCAAAAGGTGATCTAGGATCTTTAAAAACTTTTTACACTATTAAAACTTTAACAGAGTATTTGGGTTTTGATAATAAAAGAAATGACTATGCAAAAAAATATACCTATGCAATTAATACAAATACTATACAACCTGAATTATACGATTTAGAAGAATTGCTTCAAGGTCTAAATGATAAAACTGCTGTTTCTAAAAGAGTCCGTGCTTTAGTCAATGAACAATTATTAAAAAAGAGATACGACTATTATTATACAGGCGTTAATACAGAAGTTTTAAGATTTGATGTTACATTAAATAATACTTGGCATCAAATTAGACCCATTAGAAACGGTGCCCAAGATAGTAGATTATCTATTAAAGGAAGTAAATTTTCAGGCGATCCAGTAAAAAATACAGAAGCAGGAGAAGATTTTTTACAAAAAGGCAAAGGTAAATTATTTGATACTACGTTTGGTACCATACCCGAACAAGTTGGTACTGCCGAACTTCTTTCTGCGTTAGATTCAGAGACTAGTCCTAATCTTAGATCACAAAATAATATTTTTTTAGAATGGTATGGAACTGCTGAACAAAAAGACGATATAAAATATTATCCTGTTAGACAACAAGGCGGTGTTATACCTAACGAAATTATGTTTGGGGCAACGCCAGGCAAATCTAGTGGACTAGCTAAATTTGGAGCCGTATACGCAAATTTAACTAATACTAATGATTTATTAAACATAGACATAGAAATAAAAGGTGACCCGTTTTGGTTAGGTCTTTCTAATTTATCTAAAAAATATAGAGGATCGGCAGCTAAAGGATTGGCTAAATTTGCTATGTACGATAAAGGTTCTAACATGTTTTGGTTAAACATTAATACACCCAACGAACCTGACAAAATAACTGGCCAAATGTCGTTTGAAGATGTGCCGTCGATAAGTGGAATTTATGTTGTAGATAAAGTTATTAGTTCTTTCTCAGGCGGTATGTTTACACAAAATTTAACTGCAAGACGAGATACTGGAACAAACTATAGATTTGTAAAAGCAGAATTACAAAAAGGTACAGATTCATACAGAGAAGAAGATAACAAACCGTCTAAAGAAAAAGTTGAGTATACAGATGACGAATTAACCGAAGAAGGTTTTGCAAATTTTTAATAAGGTAAAATATGCTAGATAAAATTACAGGTGCAGAATTACACCCTTCTAATACACAAACTCCTAGGTCAAAACTAGCAGTAATGCCTTATATCTATAGGGCAATAGTTAAAGAAAATAGTGATGCACAAATGATGGGTAGACTAAGAGTGTTTATTCCTGGTCATGGACATCCGGGAAGATCAGAAACTTGGATTCATGTACAATGGTTATCTCCTTTTGCAGGAGCAACTAGAGCTCAACTTAGTGAAAGAAATTTTACCGTATACGAAAAAACACAAAAAGCATACGGCTTGTGGATGATACCTCCGGATGTAGAAAATGAAGTATTAGTGGCATTTATAGATGGCGACATGAATCAAGGTGTATGTTTAGGTTGTTTCTTTCAACAAGATATGAATTTTACTATACCTGGTATTCCTGCTGCAATGACATATAGTACTGTTGCTCCGGGTGCTGAAAAGAACAAATATGATAATACACCTGCAGGGAAAAGACCTGCACACGATCCACTTTTCAAAGGATTACAAAAACAAGGATTAGTGCAACCTCCTATATTTGATTGCATTAGAGGACTAACAACCAGCGGAGCCCAACGAGAAACACCTAGCAGAGTTTACGGATTTTTATCTCCCGAACAACATCAAATAGTAATCGACGATGGTATAAAAGAAGCAGTACCAGGGGGAACAGGAAAAGGGTTGAAAGATTCAGGTATAAGATTTAGAACTGCTAGTGGAGCACAAATACTAATAAATGACGAATTTGGTTTAATATATCTTATTACTAAAAGTGGAGACACTTGGATAGAAATGACAAACGAGGGTAAGATAGATGTTTATGCCAAAGACGACATTTCTTATCATACCGAAAAAGATTTTAACATACATACAGGCGGAGATTTTAATATACATTCTAGAGGAAACATAAACATTAGGAGTGAAGGAAGCGATGGCATAAATGTTAATGTTACAACAGGAAAACTTCAAATGAAGTCAACAGGTAATATGATACTTCAAACCGATGCAGATGGAAACATAATTACTGCCGGACAAGCGGTAGTTAAATCTTCAAGATTAGATTTAAATGGAGGTAGTGCTACTGATGCAGTACCTACTGAGCCAGGACCGTTAACAATGAATACAAGTGTCTTGCAAAGCATTTGTACAAGAGTTCCTGAACACGAGCCTTGGAAAGATCACGAAAGCCAAAAAATAGTACCCAAAGGCGAGGGCTTAACACCAGCATGGACATAAAATATGCCAATATATAATGCAGTACCAGTACCATTATCATTTACAGATCATAATAGGGCATCGACATATAGTGATGTTCCTACGCTGATAGAAAATTGTCAAGTTAGCGATAATTGTATATCTTTTATGTTGGGCTTAGAAAGATATAGAGGACATAGACATTGGAATGGAACAAAATATGTTAAAGGATATAATTATGATGGCCCGGCATTTGATAATGGTATAACTGAAACAAATGCATATAGATTGTTTGTTGATGAAATAAAACAAATTCAAATCAAATTAAAAAAGAAATTAGCCAAAAATCCTGCAACATTATTGCAACATGAGTTTGATGCTTTGGTTAGTTTCTTTTATAGTAACGGTTCTATAGAGTATACAGAAACAGACGAAAATCAATTTAATTTGTTAAAACAATTAAGAGATGGTAATAAAGATAATGTTGCATCTTTATTAATAACAGATTCTAGAAATCCTAGAAGAAGTTCGTTAGAAGCAAATTTATATATAGTAGGAAGTTATCCTCCGGTAAGATCTCGTCAGTGGCTCAGAAATGAAGGCATACAATATATAAGACAAAATTATTCTAATTTAAGAGATGAGAATGATAACATTGATGCTATTGCACAAAAACAGGCAAGATATTCTTATTATAAAGAAGTAAAGAAATTTGTTGTAGGTACTTCAGAATTAGAACAAAGAGAGGTAATAAGAATAATTGCTTTGGAAGGGGATACTACTGTTGATACTAGTTTTGAAAAAGGAAAGTTAAATGTGTCCACAACAACAGATAATGCATATGCAGGAATAACTAGAACATCAGTAACAAATACACGAGATGTTTATTCTACTTCCACGTAAATAAAGAAATTGTCTTCTTATCATTAAATTTTTTCATCCAATGATCTTCTCCGTCTTTTGCTATTTTAAGATCTAACTGCAACAACTCTATTTTTTCTTGTAAACTATCAATGGTTTTAGATTGTAATAAATCTTTTTCTTCGTACCAATCTAATGTTTCTTGTTGAATATTATGTTCGTTTTCAAGACTTGTTAATTTAATATTTTTATTGTCTAATTCTTCTTGTAATTTAATAACTTCTTGTTCTAAAAAATCTTTTCTTTTAATTAGCACAAGAGCAGATTCTAATTCTGTTTGTACTGTTTCTAACTCTTGTTTTGTTTTGTCTATAAGATCAGATTGTTGTTCAGTTAATGATTTGAGTTTGGCAATTTTTTGTAAATCGTTTTCTTTTTGCCAAGCCTTTACTCGCCCTACTTCGTTCTTAGGCACACTTGCTAATACATACATTTTGTAGAACTTACCTCTAGTGCCATTATAAACTTCCATATGTTTTTTAACAACACGAAATTGACCTACCTGTGCCTCTGAATTAGTTTCTAATTGTGTTTCAATTTTATTTGTTGTTGCTAACACATTTGCAGTACTACCATTTACATGCGATATATATTTTTCATGTAATTTAGTATGCAAACCACAATAGTCTAAAAACCTAGACAATGCATCGTATTTTGCATCTTTAAATGCTTTACGTTCTTCTGCATATTTCGTAGAAACACCTGTGAAATACATAGTTGTAGAATCTTCTAGTTTGTGTTCAGTTACCCATTCGGGCTTAGGTTCTTCGGATACTAAAACTGGTTGGGTTGGATTAGGTGCCTGTCCGGCACAACCTACTAGGGTTGCCCCTAGTAGGAGTGGTATGATGTGTTTCATCGTACAAAGCCATCTTCAGCAAGTTCTTGCCAAAACGTTCTAGCATTTTCCCATTGCTCTTTGGCTTCGTCCGTTTTTGCGTCTTTAATTTTCTCCTCTGCTTCCCGGGCATTGTGTAAAGCATTTGACTGTAATGCAGTATCTAAGTCAGTTTTGCTTATGCTCGTTAACACGAAGTATTTGTATCCAGGGACTCCGGCGACATCCATTTCACGTTCGAAATACATTTCTTGCACTCGCAAAAAGTTTGCAGTAGATGCACTTACAATTTTCTCAAAGTTTCGTTCACTAACAGTAGGCATTCTAGCCATAGCAGACATACCATATGTTACGCCTACTCTTTCCCATTTGTTCTTATTAAGAACACGAACAAACTCCGACATTTCCCGGATAGAGTCTCGCTTTGCATCCCTGCGAGCCCCTTGTTCTGTAACGTACAAATTGCTTGTACCTACAAAATAAAGTTGATCGCCTTCAGGTGCAGGCGGAATCATAACCCAGTCGGGTCGGTCACCGACACTATTAAGAGCCTCTTTGGCTAGTTCCTGTTTGCTTGCACTCGAACATCCAAGTGCGATCAGTGCTACTAACACGATAAAAATATTCCTCATTTGTCTCCTGTTCGATTGAGGATGAATATTTGTCTTTTAGATTTTCCTACTGTAAATTCAGAAAAGCCAAAAGGGATAGGCCTATCCCATCCATTTTTCCTAGCCTGTGATACACTAGGAAATGCACCTGCCCAACACATGATATGTGCAAGACAATGTTCATCATTAAACTTAGCATTAGGTTCAAGTTGAAATAAAGTGATATCGGTAGGTGTAACATCTTCGTGTACAAAATCCCATTCGTTAACACTCATATTGGACCTCGTTAATGTTAAACAATATATGTATTATACTATCTTGTAAGTATTTGTCAACCAAAAAGTTTAATAAGAGCAATAAAATTCATAATGGTAAACCATATACAAAGGAGAGTAGCAAATGCAGCTTTGCGTATAATGGTGCTAATTACACCCATTATACTACCTACAAAATACAAAGGAATGAATATTTTTGTGGCAGGATCTAGTACTGTAAAAGTTAATATAGCACTTGCACTAATTAATAAAGTCGCTTCAACAACTTCACAATAAAATGCAAATGGACTTAATTTGTAACTGTCTTTGAAATGATTTATAATTTTAACCCAACCATTCTTGATAACTATCATAATATATGTGATTGCAATTAGGACAATAAGTATCTCTACTAATTATATTAAAATTCTCGTATGAAGCTCTCCATAACCATCCCCAAACTTTAATAATAACAGCAAAAAAGAAAAACGTAACAAGAGCTTGACGTATATCAGAACCTATCATAACAAAAATCGAAAGTATAAATGTTGTAATTAAACAACCATTTTCTATAGGACGAGACTCTACTGACTCATGTTTATCAAATCCGGCCTGTCCGCTATAACCACAATTAGGACAATCAAAATGTCTCATCCATTCATGATTATTAATAGCACTTAAAACTTTTTGATTAGGTTCACCACAATGAATACATTCTGTAGCAACATCAGAATATGATTTATTACAAGTATTACAAGTTATTAACTGGCCCATTATCTTTTAAAAAAGCCGATACGATTGAAATCTTCATCTTCTATATATACAAAGCCGTCTGGCGGTGTTGTGGATTCGCCCTTCCATACAGGTATTACTTCATTGTAATCGCCCATATCTGCGTTTGCTCTTAAATGCATTTCTATAAGTTTACCGCCTATAAATTCACAGTTAATAGCCTTATAAGATCCTTTTAATTGTTTAAGAATAAAATTTATCTTTAGTTCGTCGTCGACACGAATCCAACGAAGAAACTTCCACAGGGGTTGATTGTAGTCTCTAAATCCTTCGACTGTTAAACCTTGTTGGATTGATCTAGATTTAGAATCTATTTCATAGTCGGCACTTAAATGTCTGCCTTTAAACATTTCGCACCAAAAATAACCTGGCTGATCAATACATGTACCTATTTCTAAATACTGTATTTCCGCACCTATACTCATGCCAGCAAGATTAACACAAGGTCTAACTACATAATAATTTGATTCAGGTACGGCTACATCTGCAGGTCCACACATGTAACCTAGTTTTCTGGAGAGAATTAGTTTATCAAAAATCCATGCATCATCGGGATGGCAATTATGCCATGCTTCTTCTTCGTTCATTCAAACAATACACTAATTGATTCGTCATGATGTACTCTGCGAATTGCTTCAGCAAACATACCTGCAATTGATATAATTTTAACTACACTATTTTGTTCATTAGGAATGCTATCTGTTATCGCCAATGCCGATAACGCTGACGACTCCATTTTCTTTGCACCATTTTTGCTTAATACTCCGTGTGTTATATATGCATGAATTACCTCTGCGCCTTCGCTCTTTAAAGCGTCTGCACCCTTGGCTAGTGTTCCCCCAGTATCTACGATATCGTCCACGATTATACATTGTTTCCCCTTTACGTTACCAATGACATTCATTGCTTCGGACTCGTTGGCCCTATCTCTGCGTTTATCAATAATTGCTATATCTAAATCTAATGCTTTTGCAATAGACCTTGCCCGGGGAACGCCTCCTGCATCCGGAGAAACTATTATAGCATTGCCGCTTTTAACCATAGGACTATTTTTTAAGTCTTTTACAAACAACGGTTTTGCTCTTAAATCGTCTACTGGAATATCAAAAAAGGCTTGTATTTGACCTGCATGTAAATCCATTGTTAATACACGATCTACACCTGCGGCTTCTAACATATTAGCAACAAGTTTTGCACTTACAGGTGTCCTTGAAGCAGGCTTTCTGTCTTGTCGTGCATAACCATAATAAGGAATAACTGCCGTAACTCTGCCTGCACTTGCTCGTTTACAAGCATCTATGAGTACTAATAATTCCATTAAGTTGTCGTTGGCTGGATTACATGTGCTTTGGATAATGAAAACATCTTCCCCTCGGATGTTCTCTTTTATTTCACACCAAATTTCATTGTCTGCGAACCGGGTTACTAAAGTTTCGCATAAACTTATACCTGCTAAGCCGGCTATGTCTTCGGCTAGCTTTCTGTTTGCATTACCTGTTATCAGTTTCATTAGTTGTTTCTGAAATAAGTCTCTTTAATTTTTTCTAACTCAGTATTAACACGATTTAATTCTCGTGTCAATTCGGCACATTTTTCTATGTAATAATTTCGTTCCTGCTCTAGCTCTTGTCGTTCATCTAAATGATCTTCTACTTGTGCGTCAGTCATGATACCGTATTTATTTTAGAAGCTTCTCTAAGATAAATTCTTGTTCGTCAATGCCACCATGTTTTTGTATTACTGCATTAACAACATCATTTGGCACCCAACCGTATACACTTTCTGTTGGACCATGTCCTGGCTCTTGCCAGTCTAACCATAGTGGTTCTACTTCAGAAGGATAACCTATTTCCCAGGCATCATATTTTTCTGCTATTGCTTTTGGTTCTGAATAATGTGCAGGACCTGCTTGGAGGGAAAACGAAAAACCGTCTCTACATATTAAGTTTCTAAAGACACGGACTGTCTGTATATCTAATCCTTGGTGTTTTAATTCTCTAAATGCTTTATGAAATTTATTTGCCCAATCAAAAATCGCAGTCGAATTCTCGTTGTGATTTGCTTCTGTCATACTTTCTAGACCTATCATAGTTCCTGTTTATTTTAATGATGTATCCTTCGTCTCGAAGTTCCTGACGAAGTCTGTCGTTTTCTTTTTCTAGCTCGTTACATTTACCTACGAGTTCATGAATGCGAGCTTCGGATTTTTCAAAAACAACTCGTAGTTGATCTAATAGTTCTTTCATAATTTAGTATGATCTAATACCACGTGGATCTGTTGGAGGCCCAAATGCGGCTGCACTTCGACGATCTCTTGCTTCTTCGTCGTCTGGTCCGCCGGGTAGCATATCGTCTGGTGTAGGCGATGGTTTGCTAGGACCTTTCTTTTTAAGGTTAAGAATGCCTGCATGTAATCCCATTGCTTTTTGAATTGCAACTAAATTGGATGTCATTGCAGTATTAATACTATGACCGATAAGATTTTTAAGTTTAGGACTTTTTCCAAATCTATGAATCCAACTATCATTACCTGATTCTGCCGCATTATATAACTTTTCCGCCATCTCTTTTGAGACACCCATAATTTCCATTTGCCTTGCTAAGAATTGAGCAAATCTTGTCATATCCTCAAAAGGTACACTATACTTTTCTGTATCTTTAAAGTCTTCGGGAGAAAATTTAAAAGATGCTTCGTTGACGATGTCGTTAATTTTCATATAACTGTCCTAAACTGTTTAAATTATTTATCTATACAGTAAATCCTTCCTTAATAATGTTAATCTTTTCATGAAGGGTTAATGCTTCTCCTTTTTCTACACACTCAAAAGCCGCATTGTTTTCTAGCAAACGAATCTTATTAACTAGCTCCCACTTTGTTTTTCGGGCACCATCAAGATCGTTTTCTAACACAGCAATTCTTGTTGCTACGTTAATCAAATCTTCTTTTGCCATTTCTAACATGATGTCACGTTTACCGCGGTTATAATCATTCATATCTTTTTCTTTCTTATAGGGGTTAGTCATATGCTCATTTGCTTATAGTGATCAACTTCTTTTTGCAAACAATGATTATACTTTTTATCTTCTTCTATCTGCCTTACAATCTCTTCTTGCAAATAGTCCCATTCTTTTTGCTTTTCAGCAGGGCTCTTTGCCATCCACTGGTCCCACAAAATACCACGTGGCCTAAAACCATTTGCATCTTTAAAATGATCGGAGTAAGTATCGTCATCGTATGTAAATTGCACCTCGTTCTCCTTACGGATAATTTCTGCTTGCAACTGCTTCCAGTATTTGGCAATTTTCATATTACCAAATTTGTCTTTTTTACGTGCAACTTCTAATTGTTTTGGGGAAAGCGAACGCCCATTAAGGATATGTTTTGCAAAGGAGGAAAAAATATCTGCATCAAATGCAGTAAAACCGATACCGTTTGCTTTATGAGTAGAATCTAATGCTTGCTCATCAAGCTCTTGATTGTTAAAAACAACTACTAAGGCACGTTCAACGGCCTTATTGTTTGTAGCAAGTAGGTTAGCAATTTTAGTTCTGTTCCACTTTGTCATATTTGCTCCTAAGCAAGTGTTAACTAATTTAACCTATACAAGTATTATACACTCTTAAGATCAAATGTCAACCAAAAATATTAAATATGTGGTTTATTTTTTACTAAATATAATAAGTTGGAATAATTATGGCAACAAAAGTTATATTCAAGGGATATTCTTCTAAAACACCAGTAAGGAAATTAAAAGATATGGACCTTGCCAAACAAGATTTAACAAATCATTTTAACACCAAAAAAGGTGAAAGATTAATGGATCCTTCGTATGGTTCTTTAATATGGGATTTATTATTTGAACCTTATGATGATACGGTTGAAGATGCAGTAAAAGAAGATTGTATTGATATTGTATCACAAGATCCTAGATGGAATTTACGAGAAGTGGTTACTTATAGTAATCAAAATGCAATTAGCGTTCAGATGAGATTAAGATATACACCAACTGATCAAGAAGATATCTTATCTATTAATTTTGATCGAAACTTATCTGAAGCAGAATAGGAATAACTAAATGGCAACAAGACAAGATGTATTATTTGCCGCAGAAGATTACACGGCGGTATATCAATCGTTTGCCCAAGCAAATTTTAAAGCATACGATTTTGATACAATTAAATCGGCAATGGTCGATTACATTAGATTAAATTATCCAGAAGATTATAATGATTGGATTCAGTCTTCAGAATTTGTAAGTTTAATAGATCTTATTGCATATTTAGGACATAGTCTAGCATTTAGAATTGATTTTTCTTCTCGTGAAAATTTTATGGAAACTGCTACTTCTAGAGAATCAGTATTACGGTTAGCTAGATTTTTAGGATATAATCCTAAACGATCATTAAATTCAAAAGGAGTAGCTAAAGTAAAATCAGTAAAAACTACAGAAATATTAATAGATTCAGACGGCAATAATCTTTCTAATGTAGAAGTATTATGGAACGATGCTACTAATGCAAATGCTTATGAACAATTTCTTTTAATTGTAAATTCTGTGTTAACATCTACAAATCAATTTGGTACTCCATTTAATTCAGGAACATATAATGGTATTAAAACGGAAATTTATACTTTAAATTCATTAACAGGGCAAGATGTTGTTTACCCATTTAATGCCAATGTTAACGGTGTATCAACAGGATTTGAAGTATGTAATGTTAATTTAGATACTGCCGGTTATGTAGAACCTTATCCTGATCCTAATGCATCATTTAAGTGTGTTTATCTAAACGATGGTAAAGGTAATGCAAGTGAAAATACAGGATTTTTCTTTTATTTTAAACAAGGAACATTAGCATTTAAAGACGTTTTGATTACATCTCCTATTGAAAATCAAGTTATAGATATTAATGTAAACAATGTAGTAAACGACGATGTATGGGTTCAAAGTGTAGCCCAGTCAGGATCAGTATCTGCAAGTTGGACAAAAGTACCTGTTGTTACAGGATCAAATGTTATTTTTAATTCTATTGATAATAGTTTAAGAAATATATTTGAAGTTGTTACAAGAGTTGACGATCAAATATCTATTAAGTTTGCAGATGGAAGATTTGGCAATGCTCCTAAAGATGTTATTAGAACTTGGTACAGAACAGGAAACAATGAATCGTATATTATTAGACCAGAAGACATGCAAAATATAAACATTGTTATTCCTTATTTTAGTAGAAACGACAATCAATTATACGATTTAACTGTTGTTTTGGATTTACAAGAAACAGTTCAAAATAGTACAGAAACAGAGTCTTTAACGTCTATACAAACAAATGCACCACAAGTATATGCTACTCAAGATAGAATGGTTACGGCTGAAGATTATGCAGTATATCCATTGCAAGCATCTACAAATATTAAAAAGATAAAAAGTACAAACAGAATACATAGCGGACATACACGTTATGTTGATATTAATGATCCAACTGGTACATATAAAGATTTAACTATATTTGGCGACGATGGGTACATTTATTTAGAAGATTCGTTGTTACGATCGACTTTATCTACCACTTCAACATTAACTTCATCATCTATTATAGAACAATACATAGAATCATATTTGAATGAAAAAGAAGTTGAAAATTTTTATTATCAAAAATAT